CTAGAATATCACACGAACAAATAAATGATTGGTTTGCGAAAGACATAGAAACAACTATAAAAGATTGTAACCTACTCTTTTCGCAATTTAACAACCTACCTGAAGAAATACAACGTGTATTAGCTAATATGTGTTTTCAATTAGGTAGACCTAGACTGTCTAAATTTAAAAACATGATTGCTGCCGTAGAGGATTTAGATTGGGCAAGTATGGCAGATGAGATGCAAGACAGTAATTGGTATAAGCAAACACCTGAAAGAGCACAACGTCTCATAGACCGTGTTGAAAAGCAAATGATTAAGGAAATACCAGCATGAGTAAAGAACTAACAGAAAGACAACAAAAGTTTCTAGCTGTTTTATTTGATGAAGCAGGTGGAGATGTAGTAGCAGCTAAGAAGTTAGCAGGTTATGCAGATGGTACATCTACAAATGATATAGTTAAATCTATGAAAGACGAGATCATGGAAGCAACACAAATGTACATGAGTAGAAATGCACCTAAAGCTGCAATGGCTATGGTAGGAGGTTTATATGATCCTACAGAGCTAGGTATTAGAGATAAGATGTCTGCTGCTAAAGAATTGTTAGATAGAACAGGTTTAGTTAAAACTGAAAAAATGCAGGTAGAAGCTACCGGTGGTGTTATGCTTATGCCTGTAAAGAAAACAGAAGACGAAGATGAATAGATCAGTAGGTAAATGGAAACTCCCACAGCCTACAGACTTAAAAGAAGATAATGAATGGACACAGATACCACGTATAGCTCGTACAGTGCCTTTTGGCTACGTACAGAGCTTGGAAGACCCTGACGTACTAGAACCTATACAAAACGAGCTAGACAAGCTAGAGATGGCTAGAAACTACGTTAAACAGTATTCATATAGAGAGGTAGCTAATTGGCTAACAAAACAAACGGATCGTTATATATCTCATGTAGGACTAAGAAAAAGGTTACAGCATGAGCAATATCGTAAGAACAAAGCTAGAAGCCTACGCAAGTGGGCAGACTATGCCGAAAAAGCGATCAACACGATCAAAAAAATCGAAGAAAGTAGAACAGGAGCAAAAACCTAGCATTAAGGTAGTAGATAAAATTGAGACTATATCTATTGAAGAAAAGAATAATGTTATATTCAAACCTAATGCAGGACCTCAGACTGACTTCTTAGCCGCAGGCGAAAGAGAAGTTTTGTATGGTGGTTCAGCAGGTGGTGGTAAATCGTATGCTATGTTAGCAGACCCACTGCGTTACATGGGTCACCCTTCATTCAGTGGATTGCTACTAAGACACACGACAGAAGAATTACGAGAACTTATATATAAGTCACAAGAAATATACCCACGTATTTGGTCTGGTATAAAATGGTCAGAACGAAAGATGCAATGGGTAGCACCGTCAGGTGCAAGACTATGGATGTCTTATCTTGATAGAGATGATGACGTTTTAAGATATCAGGGTTTAGCTTTTAGTTGGATAGGCTTTGATGAGTTAACGCAATGGGCAACTCCCTTTGCATGGAATTATATGAGATCACGTTTACGTTCTACTGCACATGACTTACCAATTTTTATGAGGGCAACAACAAACCCCGGAGGAAGAGGACATCATTGGGTAAAGAAGATGTTTATTGATCCTGCACCTTATGGACAAAAGTTTGATGCCACAGATATTGAAACAGGAGAAGCACTCAAGTATCCAGCAGGACATGAGAAAGCTGGCAGAGCACTATTCAAGAGGAGATTTATCCCTGCACGATTATCAGACAATCCTTACCTTGCAGAGCAGGGGGATTACGAAGCCATGCTCCTATCGTTACCTGAACAACAACGAAGGCAATTATTGGATGGCGATTGGGATATTAAGGAAGGTGCTGCTTTTACTGAGTTTGATAGGAATATCCACACTGTTGAGCCTTATAGGATACCTACTAATTGGGTTAAGTTTAGAGCTTGCGATTATGGTTATGGTAGTAAGTCTGGTGTCCTTTGGTTTGCTGTATCACCATCTGAACAAATTATTGTCTACAGAGAACTTTACGTTAGCAAAGTCCTTGCCGCAGATTTGGCAGATATGATCCTAGAAGCAGAAGCAGGGGATGGCAATATAAAGTATGGAATACTAGACAGTTCGCTATGGCATAAACGTGGCGATACAGGACCTTCTTTAGCAGAACAAATGACTATGAGAGGGTGTAGATTTAGACCATCAGATAGAAGTAAAGGTAGTCGTGTATCAGGTAAGAATGAGATACATAGACGTTTGCAGGTAGATGAATATACAGAAGAACCTAGACTTGTGTTTTTTAATACTTGTACAAATATAACATCGCAGTTACCTGCACTACCTATAGATAAAAAGAACCCTGAAGATATTGACACTCATTCAGAAGATCACTTGTATGATGCGTTAAGATATGGTATAATGTCAAGACCTAGATTTAGTATATTTGACTATGACCCTATGGGTAGACCTAGTATGGGTATGCCTGTAGCAGATGCAACCTTTGGATATTAATATGGCAGATGAAGATTTAAACATGGATACTGATGCAATAGCATTAGAAGATACAGAAGAAAATTCAGTAGAGAATGAACCATCTACTAAAGCCTTAACTAATTTTGTTATGGGTAAATATAAAAACTCTGAAGACTCTAGATATGAAGACGAGCAAAGATGGGTCAGGGCATATAGAAACTATAGAGGTTTATATGGACCTGATGTACAGTTTACTGAAGCAGAAAAATCACGTGTATTTATTAAAGTAACTAAGACTAAAACACTAGCAGCCTATGGTCAGATTGTTGATGTTTTATTTGCAAATAATAAATTTCCGTTAAGTGTTGATCCAACGGAATTACCAGAAGGAGTAGCAAAAGATGTTAACTTTGATCCTAAAGAACCTCAAGAACTTATGGGAAGTAATAATATGGAATCCCCTTATGGTTTCAATGGAGATGGTAAAGATTTACCTAAAGGAGCTACTGCAAAAAGTTTGGAAGATAGGCTTGGTCCTTTGGCAGATAATTTGTCAGACATTGAAACTCTTAAAGAAGGTGTGGGTAAAACTCCGTCAGCAATTACGTTTAGTCCTGCGATGGTTGCGGCAAAAAATATGGAAAAGAAAATCCACGACCAACTAGAAGAATCTAATGCTAACAAGCATTTAAGAAACACAGCCTTTGAAATGGCACTGTTTGGAACAGGTGTTATGAAAGGACCTTTTGCTTTTGATAAAGAGTATCCTAATTGGGATGATGAAGGTGAATATAATCCTGTATTTAAAACTGTGCCACAAATTAATCATGTATCGGTTTGGGATTTTTACCCTGATCCTGATGCTAATAATATTGAAGAAGCACAGTATGTAATACAAAGACATAAAATGTCTAGATCAGAGTTACGAGCTTTAAAACGTAGACCTTACTTTAGAGAAGAAGTTATTAGAGATGCTATAGAAGAAGGTGAAAACTATGTTAAGAAGTATTGGGAAGATGATCTAACAGATTATAACCAAGAAAGTTATGTTGAAAGATTTGAAGTCTTTGAATATTGGGGTATGATTGAAACAGAACTATTAATAGATCAAGAAGTAGATATACCTAAAGAATTACAAGACTATGACGAGTTACAAGTTAATTTATGGTGTTGCAATAATAGGATTATACGTGCTGTTTTAAATCCATTTAAACCTGCTAGAATACCTTATATGGCTTCTCCGTATGAATTAAACCCATACTCTTTCTTTGGAGTAGGTGTTGCTGAGAATATGGATGATACACAAACATTAATGAATGGCTTTATGAGAATGGCTGTTGATAATGCTGTATTGTCAGGTAACCTGCTTATAGAGGTAGATGAAACTAATCTAGTTCCGGGGCAAGACTTATCAGTATATCCGGGCAAGATATTCAGAAGACAGGGTGGTGCTCCGGGTCAGGCTATATTTGGTACTAAGTTTCCAAATGTATCAGGAGAAAATTTGCAGTTGTTTGATAAAGCTAGACAACTTGCAGATGAAAGCACAAGTATACCTTCTTTCTCACATGGACAAACAGGTGTTACAGGTGTAGGAAGAACTGCATCAGGTATCTCAATGTTAATGAACGCAGCAAGTGGTAGTGTTAAGACTGTTATTAAAAATGTAGACGATTATTTACTTAAACCTTTAGGAGAAGGGTTGTTTAGATTTAATATGCAGTTTGACTTTGATCCTAAGATTAGAGGTGACTTAGAAGTAAAAGCTAGGGGTACAGAAAGTCTAATGGCTAATGAAGTAAGAAGTCAAAGATTAATGTCTTTCTTACAAGTAGCATCTAGTCCTGTTCTTGCACCGTTTGCTAAGTTTCAGTATGTTATTACAGAGATTGCTAAAGCACTAGACCTTGATCCAAATAAAGTAACAAATAATATGGATGAAGCTGCCGTGCAAGCAGAGTTAATGAAACAATTTCAAGGACCTCCACAGCAACAAGCACAACAACAACCCCAAGAAGGTGCAAACCCACTAGACCCTACAGGAGCAGGTGGCAGTACCATAGGAACAGGACAAGCTCCAGTTCCGGGAGAACAAGGATTTACAGGAGTACCTCAGCAAAGTGGACAAACAAATACTCAGCCAACTGAGACCGTTGGTGAACAACCTCAAACTAATGAACAGCTTCAATGATTACATTGATGCATTAATTGATCAACAGCATAAGGCTTTAGAACAAACAGATAATACAGTTATGATGCATAGGTCACAAGGAGCTATTGCAACATTAAGACGAATGAAGTTATTAAGGGATTCCGTAAATAATGGCTAGTTCTACACAGCAACAATTTAGAAATATCTTAGCTAAAAGAGAAAAAGAAGATAGCAAAGGTATTACTAAAGATGAAATATATACTGCTGGTTCTATAGCTCCTATAACAGGAGATGCTATTGCTATTAAAGAATTACCAAATGACGTTAAACAAATAAAAACTTTATTTGAAGAAGGCTACAGAGAATCCGATTTTAAAAAACTAGGTATGGGTGCATTATATGCAACTGCTGTCACAGCAGGTCTTATACCTGTTGCAGGTGTAGTTGGAAGAACAGCTAAGTCCTTTCTAAAACCTGTAATTAAAAAAGCATCAGATGAAATGTCTACTGTCTTTAAGACAGCATCTGGAGACTCAAGTATGACACCTGCTCTTGCAGGCGATACTCCTACGATTAATAAATCTATTGCTAATAAGGAAATAAGTTCTAATAGCTTAATAAGCACTAAAAAAACTTTTAAGGATCGTGAAAAATTAAGTAAGACTGTTCAACAGATAATATTAAATGATAATCCTAATGATATTAAACGTATTTTACATAAGGATGATGATTTTGCTAAAGCAGTAGGGGGAGAGCTTAGATTAGGAAAATCAAATCAAGACCCTAGAGATTTAACAGATTTACAATTAAAACAATCGAGAAAAGAAGTATATAATTTAACACAAGAATTATTAAAAGATCAACCAGACGTTTTAACTGTATATAGGTATGGAAAATTTAATGCTGAAGATGGTGTGTCTTCATTTACGTTAAATCCTAAATATAGAGCAGATAATTTAGCATGGCAAAAACGTAAACAAGACCCCTTTCAAGTTTACAAAGTAAAAAAAGCAGATGTATTAGGATCGCCTGATATAAATTCTTTTTTTGCAGGTGGTAGAAAATTTGATGAAGATGAACTAATTATAAAAAATGATGCCGTTAAGTTAGTAGATGAATATAAAGGTCAAAAGGTATTTCATTCTACTGCTAATGATTTTAAAGAGTTTGGTTTTGTTTCTAAAAATGATGGTGCAGATATAGGGTTTCATGTAGGAACTCCTGTGCAAGCACAAAGACGTACTAGTAGTAGATCAGGTGAAAGAACTTTACCCTTACAATTAAGAACTACACTTAAACCTGCTAGAATACCAGACTTGAGTTCGTTTAAAGAACCTAGAAATTGGTTGGCACAAATATCTGTAAATGGTAATGACAAAGATTTACTAAGATTTCTTATGCAAGACCCTAAAGATGCAAAGTTAATACTAGATCAAGTAGAAAATAAATTACCTATAAAAATGAATGGTACTACATACTATATGTTACCTGATGCTGAACGAATGGGTATGGATAAAAAGTTATGGAAAGATTTAGTTTTAGAATCAGGTAGAGCAGTAAAAAAATTAAACACAACTACTAGTTATAGGGATAGACAAGAATGGTTTGAGACTATTAAAAAAGTAGCTAATAAAAATGGTTACGATTCTTATGTATACAAAAATGAGTTTGAGGTAGGTAGTGCTTCTCCGGATGATCTAGCAAAACAAATAAAAGAAGTAGGTGATGGTAAACGTGATCCTAGTACTATAGATATAGGCAAACAAGAAGACAGTTATATGTTATTAGAAGAAGATCAAGCAAAGGGTGTGTTTGGTACAAAGACAAAAGGTAATCCTGATTTTATGAAAAATAAGGGTGGACTATTATTAGCAAAGGGTGGAGTAACTATGAATAATCAAATGGAAATGTTTGACGAGGGTGGTCTTAAAGACGAAGGTGGTACAGTTGATCCTGTATCAGGTAATGATGTTCCTCCGGGTTCTACACAAGAAGAAGTTAGAGATGATATACCTGCACAATTAAGTGAAGGAGAATTTGTATTTCCTGCTGATGTGGTTCGTTTTATTGGTTTAGAGAAACTAATGCAAATGAGACAGAAAGCTAAGATGGGTCTACAGAAGATGGAAGACATGGGTCAGATGGGCAACTCAGATGAAGCCACTATGCCTGATAATTTACCTTTTGATATAAATGATCTTGACATGGAAGACGAAGAGCAGTATAATAGTGAAACTACTGAAATGGCAAAAGGTGGTGTNATNAANGCNGCNACAGGAACACTNGTNAANACNNCACCTAATACATTTACACAACAGTCACANTTTGCTAATCAGNNNNTNCCTACAACTAATACATATACAGCACCTACAATACCTACACCTACAGCAGCACCTGTTGGTGGTTATACACCTCAATTCTCAGGNCAAACAGGTCAGTCNGGACAAACAGTTATACCTACGTTTCAAAACTTACTAGGTAATACTGATGGCAGATATGATGAGCTACGTGAATACAGA